AAGCACCGCTCCCGATATTTGATGGCCCACCTGCAAACCCCATTCCATCCAAAACTAAGGCTGGATTAGAGGCGTCCCCTGATTGAGTAATGGAGACAATTGGGCCAGAAGACACCAAAGAGGCGCTGCCAAAAAATCCAAAATTAGAATAAGTATTTAGCCAAGGATTAGAATCATATCCAAGTTGATTACTACTAACATTAAGAGGGATTACGTCTCCATTCAGGGTAAAAGTACCATTTATTTGAGTATCCCCATTCATGGTTGCTATAACCGCTGAATTTGCAACTACGTTTCCTAAATAAGACATAATGATTCACCTTAAATAATGTAATATTGCGTTCCGTTACTATAAAAACTGAAAGAGGCATAAGCCACATTAATGACAGCACTTAAGCTCCCATCAATGTTTGCTCCCCCATCAACCGTTACCGTAATGTTGTTTACATTTGCAGCGCCTGATTCATCTTTAACAATGAAGATTTGACCTGTGTTATCAGCACTTGGAGCTGGTAATACAACCGAGACAGGAGATGCTGTACCTGTTACGCCAATAATGTAATCAGTGACTAAAACGCTATAAGGTGAGTCGCCAGCAGCAATTGGCGTTCTGTTAACAATTTGTCCGCCCACAACATGTAACATCGCTTTAGGAGCTGTGGTACCAATCCCAACATTAACTTGATTATCTCCGGTGCCACCAAGCACTAAAGAATTATCAGTATCAACGATTGCGCTAAACCCAACAGCTGTTGCATTGAGTAAATTATCATTTCCACAATCTGCATTAGTGCCTAGCAAAGTACAGTTAATGTAAGAATTTTTAGAGCCACCAGCGCCAGCGCCAAGAGCAGTATTATTATTGCCACCGCCACCACTATCGCCTAAAAGACGTAAAGCTTGAGTCCCGATTGCAGTATTACTGGTATCAGAAATAAGGCTATTTAGAGCTCTATAGCCAAAGCCACAATTGCCATTTCCAGTATCAATTGCTGTTAAACAGTCATACCCAAGGCCAGTGTTGTTAACGCCGCTTAATGTTGCATTGCCAGTAAATGAACCTGGAAATCCTGCCAACATGTTATTACTTGTAAACGCTAAAGCGCTTAAGAACCCATAAGAATCGCCATTTGTATCGATATAATTAAGGCGACCCGTGTTGTTGTAAAGCGCAATATCATCTGTGTTTGCAGGGGTTGCTGGTAGAGCACCAGAAGAAGCCATTCTTACAGCACACACACTAGAAATGTTTGCAAGGTCTAAGGTATAAGCAGGAGAGCCTGTACCGATACCGACATAAGCGCCTGCACCAAGAACGAGAGCATTATCGACAGAAACTTTTGCGTTATAGCCGATGGCTGTTGCATTGGTTAAGCCATTAACTGTTGCGTCAGTTGAAGCACCAAGCAAAGTGCAGCCAATATAGGAAGGCCAAGTATTCCCAGATGTATATCCTAGCGCTGTATTATTAATACTAGAGCCGCTATCATTTAAACCACCAAAGGCACTAGTGCCAATCGCGGTATTATGATCGTCTTCTACTGAAGAAGATAAAGCGAAACTTCCGTAGGCTGCATTACCGCTTCCTGTCGTTAGAGAAAATAAGACATTTCTCCCACCCGCTCCGGTATTATTATTACCAGAGTCTATTGACGGCATACAGCTAATGCCTGCACCAAAATTATTAAATCCTGTTAAGGTATTATTACCAGTACCATCTCCAATGAATAAATTATAGTTAGGTGCATCTTCAGACCCTTGAGAATCAATCGTAATTGTTCCGTTCGCATTAACAACAATTTTTGGAAAATAATAAGCACCAGCCGCTAACGACAACAAACTCAAAATATTCGCTTTCGATGAATCATCGAACTCTAGCATTGCAGAGCCGCCATCGTTGTAAAACAAGACATTCCCGCTTGATGCAATAGCGGTGGGTGGAGCAGAGGTTGGCGCTAAATTAATCGCTGTAACATTTGTGCCATCCCCTAAATCTAGGGTATATTGCGGGTCAAATTGACCGCCTAATCCTGTTAAAGATGAGGTATCACCAATAATGGTTTGATTATCATTAGCTACCGTTACGTTATAACCAATAGCAATAGAATTTGTTAGGCTAGATGCGGCAGCGTCAGAACCTGCACTATCACCAATAAAAATACAGTGAGTATAACTAGTACTATCAAGAACTCTAGGGTCCCCAGCGCTATTACCAATATAGATACTTCCTAATGAATAAGTAATTAGATTAGGAGCCGCATAATGTCCCATAATGACGTTATTATTGGCTACCGATAATCCAGTGCCACACCCAAATCCATAAACGGAATTTCCATCACCTGCACCGCTTCCAATATAGGTAAAGGGCTCCATGCAATGAAAGCCAATAATGGTATTTCTTGCTGAATATTGCGCAGGGTCGTCGTCCGGAGGAGGCGTTAAGAAAATATCTGGAATTGAGATATTGCTAAAGGTATTAACATCGCCTGTAATTGCCGGAACGTAAGAACCAAATTGTATAAAATTATCAATATCAGGAAGACCGCCCGAACTAAGGGTGCCTCCTAGTAACGCAAGCTTTCTATAACTTGCCGAGCTGGTTATTTGCTCTGCAACCGGAGCTGAAATTGTCCCAACGCCCGTAATAGGATTAGGGTCGGTAGAAGCTTTTAACGGTGCATCAATCGTAATGCTAATAGCGCCTGCGCTACCCGTGAAGAAATCAACCCAACCAGAACCATCGATATAACCTTTAAAAACATCGTTTTCATTGTCATATAAAATCATCCCCCCGGTTGGTTGCGCTAACGCATTAACCGCGGTTTCATTCATTCTTGATAACAACAAACATCCGGTGGTTGATTGCAATTCAACCAATGCAGAATAACTTGAGCTTGCAATGCTTTCATAACTGGTTGCAAGATTGCCTAAAAATAAGGTTGCCGTTTGTGTGTTACCGCTAAAAGTATTATTAATATAAACTTGTGGCAAATAAGCGTTAGCTGGTGTTGCAGGAGAAGAGTCACTTACCAACATCGCTCCAAAGTTATTGGTAAAGCCTAAAAGTCCTAAATCGGTGATAAGCTTTACAGTATCAATGGTTGCAATAGCAATTCTTGGGGGCGCGACATCTGCAATCGGTACACCGCTATCCGCTAAGGTTCCAGGCGTTGCTCCAAAAATAACGATATCGCCTGCAATCCCTGGCGCTATCGGGCTAATTCCAGAAATAGCAACCCATTCATCATCAACATACATCATCATGGATTGTAGGGTATTGTCGTAACAAATCATCCCATTCGTTGGAAGAAAAGTAGTTGCTGTACGCTGCGCTTCTGTCATTCTTGAAACAAGTAAGGCTGCGGTTACCGAATTAATTTCTAGCGCTGCTGAAACCGGTGAATAAAAAACACCGCTTGTGTTAAGCGCTTGGGTTAATCCCGGAGGAAGAACGTCGCTCCCTAATTGCATTTGATAACCAGGGTTTGGGCCTACGGTATAACTTAAGCCTGTGTCGGCAATAAGAAAGGCACTGTTAGTGATGTTGGGAGCTCTAAGGTTAATTGACATAGATAATCATCCAAAATAAGTTTGGTTAAGAAGTTGATAACTAAGGGTTGGCCCTGGCACGTTATCGGCAGGCGGCACAAATCCGGTTGGTGTTGCGGTTTCAAAAGTTTGTTCGTTTAAAATCACGTATGACACTTGATAATTTGGCGCAGGAGGAGACGCAGGAGTGCTGGTCACCATTTGGTCTAATCGGGGATTTTGAACAGGAACCGGGTCAGGTTGTAAAATAGGGGGACGCAATTGTTCATTGGGAACATCTGCATATTCAGGTCCTACTAAAAACCCTGTCCACACCAATGCGTTACCGCGCCATTCCATTTGCTTGACAAGCTTGTCTCTGGGGTAAATAAATTGCGTTTTATCGCAAATACCAGCCGCTTTCGGGTGGTCTGGGTCAAGAAAATAATGTCTACCCTTTGGCAAATAACTCATGACCTTGACCATCCTTGCATGTAATCACCAAAGATACGAAGCGGCACCCGCTCACGGTCTTCTTCATGAGCCAAGCTGAATTCTTTAGCGGCTTGCGCTTCTAAATAAGGCACTTTGTCGCTTGCGTATTTTTGAGCAAGCTTAAACGCCAACTCTGCGGCCAAGACTTCTAAAAAACGTGCAGGCACTTCAGGGTTGTTAACCATTTGTCCAATGTCTTGAATCTGCTCGGTATAAGAAAAGAAAAAGCAGTTGTATTGCGGACTTGGCGTTGGCCATAAATACAAAACCGGATTGATTTGCCTATCTACCCAATACAAGGTTGGCTGTGAACTGGTTGGCACACTCTTGTAAGGGTATGACATGTATTCAGATTCCGACACGCGCGTCATAATCGTGTCGTTGACATTATTGTTAAAGTAAAGTTCGCTAATGTTTAAAGTAGCACCACTCGTTTCTCTAATTCTAAAAGCGGTTCCGTATTTAGGACTTTGAATGGTAAACCATTGGATAATACCCGCTGGGTAAGATTGCTCGGGTAAAACACTCAAGGTTATCCAATTGATGTTATCAACCGAATACTCCAAAGCTAATGTATAGTTTCTGGTAACAAAAGATTGAACCCCAACCAAGGTAATAATGTAATTAGGATTTGTCCACGCATAGGAAATGTACCCATCAGGGGCGTTTTGAGTGCAGGCTGTGTTCGGGTTACCATCGAACGCGTTGGCTGCTATTCCTCCTGCACTCGTAAACGCAGTCCCATTCAAATTACGCACCGATTGCCGATTTAAGCCTTCTAAAATATCAATGATATAAAGGGGCAATTGATACTGATTTTGATAGGGAATCATCATCATCATGGCACTTCGTCTTAACCATAAATTAAGACCGCGGTTAGGCCATGACTGCAAAATAAAATTCAGTGAACGTTGGGCTGAGGTGATTTTGGTTTCATCTAACTGCGCAGGAATAAAGCCAATGCGCTCGAACGCATCGTCTATAAATTCCCTGCTTTCGGGGCTGCTAAAAAGATAAGTGCCAGAGGTTGCCATTTCATCTCCTTATCAACGCCCGCGGTTAATCCGCTTTAAAGTGTTTGCAAGGTTTGCTCTTTTAGCGAGTTTTGGATTTGAAGAGTGCATCGCTTTTTCAAGTTTTTGTTGCGGAATCTTTTCCCCCCCTGGAACTTTTAGCGCTTTATGGAGAGCCCCAGGATGCTTAATAGCGCCAGAAATCCATCTACGCTTAGCTTCCATTAGAGAATGCCTTGCTGAATAAAGTTAAAAACCGCTTGTCCGTTTAAATCGTCCGATTGTGCTGTCACCACCATGCAGTAATAACGACACACATCCCGTAAAGTTGCTTGATAAGAAGTTCCAGCATTAGCTGTGCCATCGTTAATAACAGTGGTAAAGGCTTCTGCGTTATCGCTTTGCGGAATAACAATGCCTTCAGTAACCCCTGTAAAACTTAATAAATTGTTGTTTAAGCCAAGGGTTGTTGGGTCATTGCTGGTATAGCAAAAATCAAGATCTAAACTTCCGGCATTCCCTGCAATGGTGTATTGCACACTCAAAGCATTCGCCGTGTTGTGATAGTTGTATAAAATCCAATCGGTTCTACCCGTGGTACCCATGCCAGCAGTAACACCGCTTCCTCCAACAGCAGCACTCGTTGTAATCGAAGTGACACTGTTAAAAAGTTGGTCTGTTTCAACCGTTGCATTAGTGTTAGGGCCTGCTAGCGTTTCAGAAACCACTTGACCGTTTAAGGTTCCGGTAATGGTAAAGTTAACCCCTCTTAAATCAGGGCCGCCTAATGCACTGGTAAGACTTGCAACACGCGCCATCTTATAAAAAATGGCCCCTAAGCCTAAGGTTCTATTAACCAGTGAACCATTAATGACCAAACTTCCGGCACCGCCTAAGGTTTGGGAAGTCGCAACCCCGTTTTTAGTTGCGATAGGCCATGTAATGGTTACTGGTTTCAAGATGTTTCCTTAGTCAGCTTTTGTTTCAGCGTCTTGTTCAGCTTTCAATGTTGCTAACGTATCTTGGTAAGCTTGTAAGGCTCCGTCCAAAATCTTTAGGTTGCCGTTTAGGTTTTCTTTTCCGGTCATAAACTTTTCAATATCAGCACTAATCGTGGCTAAGCCTGTTTTGTGCTGTTGAATTTGTTTTTGAACTTCTTCAATTTTTGCTTCTAATGAAGCGATTGCTTTACTCATCTTTTATCTCCCGTGAGTTTTTAAGTTAAATTTAAAACGTAATATGAAATGAACCACTTGACCGTACTGTCGCCAGCTGTAAAGTCTCCACCCGTATTACTAATGAAAATTCCTAGGTTTACCGTGTCTGTTGCCAAGTTGTTGGTTAAAGTGCCGCCAGCTGCAATAACGTGGTTAGCCGTAGAAGATATTAAGAAGCCTGCCGCAATGGTTCCAGAAGCATGAGTGCCGCCAGCATTTGCCGTATCGCCATATTGGAGCGAAATACCACCGCCGCCTGAATATTGCGTTGTGCCGTAAACAATCTCATACCAAGAATCAAGAACCACGATTAAGGTGTTAGCACCTTGCGCAGCAATTAACTCCACTGGGTCAGTACTCATGAAGAGCAAATCTGCCGAGCTTAACGTGCCACTTGCAAGCTGAACCGTGTTTGACCATTGAAGTGTGGTAACGTTGCCGGCAATCGAGGCAACCGTTGCGGTTTGCCCAACCGTACCTGTTGCATTTGGATACTGAAGGTTATAACTTGAACCGCCTGTTGGTGGCCCATATAAGCCAACATAGTTTGCTGAGGTGTTATCAAATACCCGGACTTTTCCAAAACCTCCGCTAGAGGCAACCGCTAAGCTTCCCGTTCCTTTACAGAACAAGTAAGCATCAACGTTTGTATCGGTTCCCGTTAAAGACACTCTTGCTGCTGCTGCAGCACCACTAGCTCCCGCTTGACCGCCGCCTAACACGAAATAGTTAGTAGCAACCCCTTGGGTAACAGGCGTAATGCCTAATTGTTGGAAACCTGCAATTGAAAAGAAAATCGAATCCGTGGCTGCATTGCTGTAATACATCCCGCTATTGTTAACAGAGTTAAACGAATAGGTAGGTGCATTGACAGAACCATCCGATAAACGGATAACGCTTGCCGCAGCAGCGGATGTAATAATCCCAGTGCCACCAATCGTTACTTGCGAATTTTGCGTTAACTGTCCACCCGTTGTGTTCCAGGTAGCAATAGCATTTTGAGTGGTTGCCCCTCCAACGCTTACATTGCCAGCTGCAACAAACGATAAAACACCAGCCCCATTCGTTGATAAAACGGTGCCATTTGCGCCATCGGCTGTTGGAAGTGTAAAGGTAACGGTTGCCCCAGCATTACCGCCTAAAAGGCCCGTATAATGCGTTTGAGCAGCATTCCAAAACTTAACCAATCCGCCTTCTGCGCCCGCTTGCGCAGGTAAAACGCTAACGCCGCCAGCCCCAGAAGGAAGCAGCCCAATATCAATATCAGCGTCTGCCCCTTGGGTGTAGAAGAAGGGCATAGAGCCTGTAGCAGCCCCAACGACTGTTAAAAAGTTAACAGCATTATTGGCGGAGTTAACCTCAAATTGCGTGCCACCTTGTGCAGCAAAATCAAGAATGTAACCGCCTGAACTAAAAATCCCGGTGGTTAAATCACCCGTAAAGGTGTAAGAAGGCGCGTTAACACTGCCGTTATCATTAGAGATATAAGCATTGTTTGGAATAGTGACGACACCGGTGTCACTAATTAAAACCGTTGAGTTTTCAAGCGCTGTTCCAAGAGCATTGCCCCAGCGGACAATCCCGTTTACCGTCGAAGCCGCTGGTCCTACAACAAATCCCCCAGGAGGAGCTGCTGCAAAGGTTACCCAATTGCCTGCTTGATAAAATTGGAAAGCATCTAAATCTGTGTCATAAACTTGAAAGCCTTCCGTTACATTCAGCGCATCTTTTTGCGCAGTCGTCATTCTAGCGTTTAACAAACCACCTAACGTGGATTGCAGCTCTAAAGCAACAGACACTGGCACCGTTTGACCGTTTACAACAACCGTTGTAAGGCGTGGAGCACCATCGCTGCCCCACGCTGGTAAACCATTACCAGCAGGAGCCGTATTAACGCTGTCAGCAATTAACTGACCTGTTAGACCTACCCCAGATGGGGCCGCTAAATTAATAGCCATAAAGCCTCCAAATTAGGGTCCATTGCTACCGTAAGCTGCTCGGAAGTTAGATACCCCAAAACTGTATCTTTCCACAGCTTTTGCAAGTAAGTTGTCGGTACTAAATTCTGTGTAAACGTCAGTTTTAACTGGTGTTCTAACATAATGTTTAAACCCATCTGGCGCATCTGTGAGCAGGTACCAAGCATTAGGTTGGTATGGTGTCAGGTATTGGTTAACCCGGTAACCTTGTGGAACCATCTGCAAGTTGTAGAGCGCATTGATGTCATTTAGTTGCGTACCAACGCGGAAAGAAGATTGGAGCAATCTTTCAGCGGTAAATTGTCCTTGTGGAGGTACAATCAATTTCAAAGGTTTAGTTTGGATGATAAGGCCTGCTTGGTCTTTGAATTGCTGAACCGTCACAA